AGATGGAGACTTGTATTCCACTGGGTATTATCAAGCCTTATACATGGCTCAGTTCTTAGAAAGATACTCTGAAAACAAGCGCAGACCAGACTGGAAAAATTACAGATTAGTTTTAGACATACCGAAACAAAACCAATCGTTCGTTGTAACCCCAGTTGCGTGTTCTTTACGTCAGAGTGCTGAAAAACCTAATCACATCATGTACAACCTTCAGTTCAAGGCCTGGAAAAGGATTAGTATTTCAGGTTCAGCTCCGGTATCTCAAGACATAGATCTAAGGGTTAAGCCTAGCGACTTTCAAAATATTGTCAACACAATCAGACAAACCAGAAGAACATTGAGCACCGCTGTAAATCTAATTAAGTCTGTAAGAAGTGACTTTCAAAGACCATTTGAGATTTTGCGTCAAACATCTTTAGTAGTGAAAGATGCTGGAGGCATTCCATTTACTGTGGCCGACACTGCAAAAAATATCATAGCGGATTTCCAATCAACCATTGAAACAAGTCTTCAAAATTTATCTGCCGCTTTTGTTAAACCAAATGACAGGTTTAGAGACTCTGCTGGAGTAGGATCTTTTACATCTAATGCGGTGAGTCTAAAATCTGAATCACCAGAGCAGAGAGCAGGAGTTGCTTTCTCTGCAGTGCTAGAAAAAACTCAGCAAAACGAAGGCTTGTCTGGAGATCAAGTGAATTCTGGAAGCCTTGGCAGGAACGCAATTGATTCTGCCAAGATCGATCCGACTCGGACAATTTTTGAAAACCCAGAAGAAAATTTTGTATTTTTTGACAGTGTGCCATTGAACGACCTTGACCTTTCACCAGAACAAGAGGATGCGGTCAACACTGACTTACAGCAGATTAGCACTGTTACAGTAGATACATTTAGGACGTTTAAGGCCGAGATGCTAAGCCTTGCCAATGATATATCGAATAGCTATGGAACACTCGATCCAACGTATGCTCGCATTTATGGATTGCAAGATCCACAAGAAAGAGCTATTGAGCTTTCAATCGAAGAAAACGAAGTGATGTTGGCGATATTTGAGTTTATTGATGCACTCGATCAGTTGACGGCAACAAAGGCCTTCGATGATCTAAACATCCAAAGTCCTCTCGAATACGTTGGAGGCTTGGCTCAAGACACAGGTCTTCCGTTTGAAACTTATTCTTCTAAAAAACCAGTACCTGTACCGTTTGGGTTGACTGTTGAAGAAATAGCAGCTAGATACATGGGCGACCCAGACAAATGGCTAGAAATTGTAACGCTAAACAATCTAAGATCACCATACATTGATGAAGAAGGCTACACATTGCCGTTACTTTCTAACGCTACAGGCAGGCAGTTCACAGTTGAAGATACCGAGGACAGGCTTTACATAGGCCAAAGAATCGTTCTAGTTTCTGACGTTACGCCACAAGCTGCTTATAAAATTATCGATGTTGAAGAGATCTTAGATAATCAGTATCTAGTATCTGTTGATGGAGATGTAGACTTGAGTGTTTACGCCACTGCAGACAATGCGAGAATGATTGGGTACTTGCCAGGTACTGTTAACAGTCAGAATCAAATATATATACCAACAAATGAACCAGCACAATCGGACGATAGAACTTACGGTATTTCTGGCCTGCCAGACCCTGATGGACTCACAAGACTTTCAAAGGTCGATTGGCTTTTGACGGATGATTTTGATGTTGCCATCAACTCTGTTGGTGAAGTGCGATATTCCAATGGACTGACGAATTTAATTCAGGCGTTGAAGTTGAAGATTCGAACTAAAAAAGGCAGCATTCTCAGGCATTTAGATTATGGCCTTGGATTAAAGCATGGCGTATCTTTGGCTGATATTGAAAATGGTGAAATTATACAATCTTTAAATAGAATGATTCAAACAGACTCTCGATATGAGGGAGTCGACAGGATTCAGATTGTTTTGTCTGGAGCCACTTTGCAAATTAATATGTCGGTAAGGATAGCTGGGAATGGCGGAATTTTGCCTATCTCTTTTGATGTTCCTGCTAGATAAATGATATTATGGTTATGAGGAGACAAGATGGCTAGCACGCCTAGAGTTAGATCATACGAACAAATTAACGGCCAAATGTTGGCCACGTACATGTCTAAAATAGCGGTCAATGATCTAAACACTGGCGGCGCTATGATCTCGTTTTTTGAAGCGGTCGCCCAAGCCATTTATCGAGCAAATGGCGATGTACTTCAGATCTTCAGAGATTTTTCAGTAGATAGAGCACAGGGAGAAGCCCTTCAAAGATTGGCTCAAGAAGAGCGCGTATTTCCAATCCCTGCTACCGTAGCAACTGGAAGAGTGACAATACAAGATTCTAGCTTTCAAAAGATTTCCACAAAAGTTTATGGTATCGATCCTGTCAACAAGGGCTCTTTGTTTGTATATGCTTCAGATGCATCAAATTTTCCCAACACAGGTAGTATTTACATTGGTCGACAAACTCCAAACATCGAAGGCCCAATAGCCTACAATTCTATCATTCCAGTTGGTAGTTTTTATCAGATCAATCTTGCTACGCCAACTACAAAGTTTCACAATGCATCGGAAACAATCATTCTGTCTCAAGGCGGAAACCGAGCTATAGAAGCAGGACAAGTTGTAAGGACTTCCGCTTCTGGTTCCACAACACCAATTTCTTTTATTACAACTAAAAAAGTAACTATTCTTGATGGTGAAAACGAAGTAACTAACGTACCGATCGCAGCTCAAGCTCCTGGTACAGATGGAAACGTCCCTGCTGGCGCAATTAAAGAATTCATCTCTGTTCCGTTCACAGGCGCTACTGTTATCAACCCAAATAAGTTGGATAACGGTAAAAATCAAGAAACAGACGAAGAACTTCGAGATAGAATTAAAAAAGCAAGACTATCTAGAGGTCTTGGAACGGCCACTGCAATTCAAGCTGCAGTTCAAGGCGTTCAGTCGGATTTTGAAAATGCAATCGTTACATCTAGTCAAATCTTGAGAACCGCAAGTCAGACTACATTGTTTTTTGATGATGGAACTGGTTACGAAGAAGTCGTTGAGGGCGTTGGCCTCGAAGTGTTAGTCGACTCTGCTTTAGGCGGCGAACAGTTCTTTCAACTTGCAACTGGCGGATCGCAAACTTCGGTAGCTAAGGCATTCCTTAAAACAGGAAACGCAACGCCATTCGCACTACAGCCGAACGATAGGCTTTCATTGTTGATAGGTGGAGTATTGAGTGAGCATGTTTTTGCTGAAGGCGACTTTAGAGCAAACGGTGCAGCTACAGCATATGAAGTCGTAGCGTCTATCAACGCTAATCCTGCACTACTTTTTTCTGCGGACACATCTGACGATGGAACTAGGGTTATTCTTTTTGCAAAAAGTGAAACAAACGAGTTTATACAAAAAACAGACCCATCCTCTGGAAATGATGCAGGTGTGGTACTAGCACTTCCTGCGAGTGAAGTCGAAACACTTTATTTGTATCAAGACGATGTTCCACTTAGCCGCAACGGTAGAACAGCACAGCTTGAATCTGAAAATCAAAATGATTGGGCTATCACCATCGCTGATGGCGATACTCTTATTTTGAAGGTAGACAATACTTCCTATATAACCTATACTTTTTTGGACGCAGATTTTATTGCTCAGGGCGATTTCACAACTGTATCTAAAAACAATTCATTACAGTCTTGGGTCGATGTTATCAACGCAAAAGTTATTGGTGTCACCGCGTCAATCAACGGAACAAGACTGGTACTAACTTCAAACCTTGGAACAAACTCTAGAGCTGGCCTTGAAATTGATCCGGCTTCAACATTAGTTGCTAAAGGCGTATTTACAGCTCAAATGGGATTGTCGGCTTTTGGTAAAGAAGCAGACTATACTCTGAATAGAAACACTGCACAGTTAGAATTGGCTAGACCATTGCCTGCAGGAGCAAAGCTTGCGGCAGGTAGCGAAAACACCGAAGGTAGAATCATGAGCGAAGCCATTCTTGGTGGAGCAACTACTCTATCTGCAGATGGCGCATTGTGGTTTTTAGTAGACATCAATGCTCAAATGGTGCCAAACGGTGTGATAAACGACAGCATCATACATTTTACAAAGCAAGGCAGCAATATTATTCGAGTTAGATCTGCACTTGTAAATGCTTTTGGAGCTGTACAGGAGGGCGACTATGTTATTTTGTGGGACACAGCACTCAATGCTCCAAACCGATTAGAAGGTCGAGTTTATTCTGTTGGTACAGACCTTCTTGCCAATGATTACTTTGAAATTAAAGTTACTGCAGCAGAATACGCTGCGGCTTCTAACCAAACTCCATTGGTGTTTGGTCAGGGCATAGCTTTTGTTAGAACTGCAAGTCCACCACAAAAAGTATCTATTCTTGCTGGATCTTACTCTATTTCTAATTTGGCTTCACAAATTCAAGACCAAGTTGATGGTGTTGAAGTTACAACTTTGGACGATGAATTTATCATCGTATCAAGTGTCAATAAAAGTAGCGAAGGAAGCGTACTTCTTGTAACTTTTAATGAAGGCGCTCAGCCTCTTAATTTTACACTTGAAGACTCTGGAACCTCTACTCGATCGCTTTATGGCTTTACACAAACTGAATCTGCACCGTACTTTCCAAGGTTTATACACTCTTCAGTTGCGACCGATGCATATGCAGATCCATCCACTAGCTTTATCAGCACATTTGATTCTGCTCTAAACTTGTCAGGTGTCAATGTAGACCCTAATGAAATTTTATGTGTTAAACATCCGTATGAAACGCTTGGAAGCTTTGTCCAAGACGCGCAAGCCGTGGACCAATGTGCTCAATTGGATTCAATTTCTGGTGTAACCTTGGATATTGCAAACAGTAAGGTTGTTAAGCGTTTGCGAGTTGACGATAGATATTACTTACTAAGAGCCTTGGATTTAGATGCAAATGATCAGTTGATAGCTATTTTAGATGGTGATTCAACAGATAAAACTTTTGCTATTAAAATGTACAGGAATTTAATTACCAATGCAGGCATGCCGATCAACTCTTCTCAATTCAGAGCCTACGATCAAGATGCAGGTGCTAGCGTAGAATTTGAAGAATTCTTTGGTGCTGATTTTAATTTTGCAAACTATAAGCTATTGATGAAGGCTCGATATGTTGTAGATCCTTTGTCTTTGGTGGATGAAGATGCCTTGTTGATTCGATCTGCGCTATGGGGTCGCTCTGGTGAAAGAATTCGAGTTGGATACTTTTATCCAACAAGTGCTAACCAAGAAATATTTAGTGTAGTTTCAGTTGGTGAAAGAACTGACGTAAGAATATTTTTGAAATCTGGAGATCCTGTTGCTAATACAATTGATGGTACGACTGAGTGGGATGTAACCATCACACCAGAAAGCGCATCTGTTGATCAAGTTACGTACACATGGAATAGCGTAGGAACAAATCCTGCCATGGCAACTCTTCAGCCAGGACATTATGTAAGCATAAATTCTGCAGGAGAATTTGATCCGGCAAACACTGGTACTTTTAAAGTTTTATCTGCCACTTCTACATCGTTTACTGTGCGTAGACCTGTAGGCGTTGCAGTTGCGGAAAACAATATCGCGACTCTAACTTCTGGCACAATCAGTCTTTATGAAGACAACGACACTACTGCCGCAGAAATCAACACATATATTAACGATAATTTGTCCGAATGGATTACTTCAGAGATTGTAGATGATAACGGAACAACTGGCGCTGGAATCATAGATGAAAGCACGCATGAAGATTCAGAGTTCATTGATGAAGTTATAAGTTTGGTGGACGGCATAAACTGGATAAGCGTATCTGATCTAGATGCTATTGTTCCGAATCCAAATTTTACACTTAAAATTCCGCTTGCAATGCCATCTTATGACACCAACACGATTAATGCTTATGCATTCAATGATGGTGAGGTTTGCAGATTAATACCTACAACTGTTGAACAGGTGAAAGAATTCATTTCTATTCTTGCGGTTTCTGGTATCACAACTCTAGGTGAAGTGCAGACAGTTAAGGGTGGAGATGTGTTAGAGATTTCCACACAGACTCTAGGATCAGAAGGATCTGTTAGAATTTCAGGCGGAAGTGCCAATTCATTGGCTGCGGAAATTTTAGGTTCTGCATCTATAGTTGACAACATATATACAAGGGTTTCTGTTTCACAATTTGCATTGTCTGGAATCAGTGCCGGATCGGTGTTAAAGCTTTCTGCTACCAACAAGCAAGCTAAAAACACAGGGTTCAGTGAGACGACTCAGGTCACAATCATTCCAAACGATCCTGCTCCAAACGTATCTACGATTTCTTTGGCCAACAGAGATGTTACTGACAGATTTTTTGGAGAACCAAGGAACATAGTTAGAGATCGAAACAGAGTTTTTCATGTAGAAAAACATGGACCACTCGTTTGTATTTCTTGGAACCAAGTCGGCTCTAGTCCTGTATTCGCAAAAACCGTTGAAATTAACGACAGTCTTGGTGGAACAATTGACGTATCTTTTAATTCAGACTTCAACACAACTGAATATGAAGTCACAGCAGGCGATATCAATTTTGCCGAAGTGAAAGCTGGAGATAGCGTTATTATTCAAGGTTTTGTCAATGATTCAAACAATGGAAGCTTCGTAGTTGCAGGCATTTCTGATGACGGAACCATTTTGAGTGTTAACAATTCTAGCGGCATCAATGAAATCGGAACGGTTATTGCGTCAGGAGACATTGAAGTTGCAACAGAAGTGAGCGAAGGTGACACTGTTATAATAGGTGCTCCTTTCGACCCATTGAATCAAGGACAGTATAAAGTTATCAGAAGGTATCTTGACAGCATCTATATTGAAAACGATTCGGTAGTTGAAGAGCGAGTTGAGGTTGTCGACAACTTAGTATCGATTGGAGTTGCAAACGATACAGAGCTTGACGTTATTGTGAACGGCAACATGACTATTGAGTGGAACGGCAATGGCACACAACCTACGCTAGAAAACGCAAGAATTGGCGATATCTTATATTTAGGAACGGCTTTTGATCCAGCCAACCAAGGTGAGTTTTTGGTTGTTGATTCTGGAGATAATTTTGTAACAGTGCAAAACGCTTTGGCGGTAGCAGAGTCTGCTGTAATTGTAAGCGGTGTGGGAGCTGATATTATAGAGATACACAGGCCAGCACTTAAATTCTTTGCATATGACGACACAGTGCCTGGAGATAGTTTTGTAATTACTGGAAACGTGTTGACGTCTGCAAATGTAGGCTCTTTCACTGTAACAGAGGTTCTTTCCAAAACTAAAGCCGTAGTTTCATCAATTTTGGCTCCACAGACAAGCGTTCAATTAAATGCATTGTTTACACAAGTATTTGTAGAAGAAGGCGAAGCTTATACAGCATACAAAGAAGTTTATAACGTAGCTGTAAATCCTGCAAACTTGGAAAGAGCTTATATCGTTTTTGAAGGTGTTGAGAACTTTTCAAAAATCAATGACTCTGCCGATGTCTTTTTGTCTTCTGTAGGGAAGCTTGCGATGCCTGAGCAAATTAACAGTGGTTTCGATGCTTATAAATACCACGTTGGATTGATGGCAGAAGTAAACAAGACTATTTACGGAGATCCACGAGACAACGTAACATATCCAGGTACAGCAGCCGCCGGAGCTAATATTTTTCATAGACCTCCTCTTAAACGAAGAATCGTCGTCTCGATCAACGTGAGAGTTCAAACTGGAGTTCCGTTTGCAAGAATCACTGAGAAGGTTAGAAACAACATCGCAGCTTTGATTAATTCTAATCCGATTGGAGAGTCGATTGCTATATCTGATATCATATCTACAGTTAACAGCATTCCAGGAGTTCGAGCTGTATCGATCACGTCTCCCCAGTATGATCCGCAAAACGATGTGATCGTAGTAAACCAGTCAGAAAAAGCTCTAATACTAGATCTCATTAACGATATCACGGTTAGCACGGTTGGGAATTAATGAGCGACGATAGAGATAAAAAAGCATTGCGTGCTTATTTGAACTCTAGCATCCGTGGTAAAAACACGGATGCAATCCTTGAGTCTGTGGCTACTGGTACACAGTATTTGCGAGAGAATGTTGAAGCCATCAATAACCAACTGTACATCGTTAAAGCGGTTGGTAGATATTTAGATGCAAGACTTGCAGATAGCGGTCTTACTCGACCTGAAAACGTAGGCTTGTCCGATGAAGTCTTTCGAGAGATCGGGATCGAAGTAGTCAATAGAAAGCAAGTGAGAGACTTGCTACTTAACATTCTTCGTATTGTATACGGTGAAGACTTTACAAGAGCTACTATGGATTCAGATGAATTTGAACCATATGCTTTGGAAGATGGCGACACACTTATCATTCAATACGACGACACTGAACCTGTAGAGGTTGTTTTTTCTGCAGCGGATTTTTCTAACATCAACAATGCATCTGCTCAAGAAGTTGCCGATGCAATCACTAAACAGTTAAATAGCTTAGGTGCCAATGGCGCTGCTTTTGATAATGACGATGGCGTTGGAGCTTATGTTCGGTTAATTTCAGAAGTAGATGGACCATCTTCTTCTATCAGAGTTTTGGGTGGAAAAGCTCAAAACAAACTTAAATTTCCGTCAATTAGACCAACTTCTGGCCAGCCTACAACTGAATGGACACTTTCTGTTCAACCAGGCGGCGTCATTAGAGCAACTTGGACTAACGGACCAAATCCTTCCATTGGTAAAGTGCGGCGTGGAAACTATGTTAATATCTATGGCAGTGCTTTTAATATTGCCAATCAAGGCACATTCACAGTTACTCTAGTAAAAAGCGGAGACGTTGGTGAGGCATACGTAGAATTTGAAAATCCAAATGGCGTTGATCAAGTTACCAATCAAGGCACTGTAGAGGGAATTTTATTTTTTAGTCCAGATAGAACAACTGTAATATCTAAACCTACATACGCCACACTTTATCATGTTCAAGATAGTCTGCTTGAGATTTTTATACCAGCCACAACCAGAGTGGTTCGAAGAGAAAGAATTGGTGCCGCACACATACATGAAAGCGGACCATCTGGAGAAGGCAATGAAGGGCCATATATTTACGATGAAACCAAACCTTACGTTATTAGCGAAAACTCTTGTCTCAGCTCTACAAACCTAAATGCTGCATCTTCAAACTTTATTGAGGTCGATGATTCTTCTGCTTTTCCAGATGAAGAAGGCTTTTTAGTCTTTGGATTTGGCACCGCAAAAGAAGAAGGTCCAGTTCCGTATATTGCCAGACCTTCGTCAACGACTTTAGTTTTAGATCCATCGTACAGATTTAAAAATACTCATGCAGCCGGAACTGATATCACTTTAATAGCACAGAACTTTCCAATTGATGTCAAATCAGACGGAACTGATAGGGCAGCATATATCACAGATACAGTATCTGGTAGAGTGTATGCTGAAGAATTAATTGAATTAGTTTCTGCCACAGGAATCAATGTTGCAATTACCATTTTATATCCGGACGACACAGGTCTTGGTAAATGGGGTACTGAGAATTCTGAAAAAGTGGCAATTTGGGGTGAGGACCCTGTTTAGGAGAATAGATGGCTCAATCAGTCACCCTTAAAGGCGCAGAAATTAAAGTTTATATCGGTGGGAAACTCTATCCTGAAGTTCAGTCAATCACCTGGACCATTGAATACGGTGAAGAAGAGATTTTTGGTATAGACTCCGTATTTGCTCAAGAAATTGCCACAACTAAGGTTAAAATTGCAGGTACTGTTTCGGGAATAAGAATTAAGTACAGCGGAGGCCTACAAGGTGCTGCGGCTAGAGTCAAGATAAGCGAGGTTCTTTCTGGACCATACACTTCTTTAAGAGTGCAAGATCGATATAGTCAAAAAGACATATTGTTCGTACCTCAAATGAAAGTGACTAGCGAAAGCTTTCAGGCGGCGGCAAAAGGCATTGCTAAATTAAATTTTAATTTTAAAGGCATTATTCCATTTCAAGAAATTGATTTGGCTTAAATATATAATATTATTAAATATTAGTGAGAAAAATAGACTACAATGGCAATCTTTAAAGATGACCACCGAATCACAATCTTTAATGTGACCTCCCTATTTTTCCCATAAAATACAATAGTTTGATTAGGGACTGAAGGATTAGATGTTTTTATATAAGATAGAAAACACTGTAGACAAGAAATTGTATGCAGGCATCACAAATGATATCAAAAGGCGATGGCGAGAACATCGGTCAGATTTAAATCGTGGTGTTCACGGTAATCCTCATCTGCAGTTCGCTTGGAACAAATACGGAGAACAATCTTTTAATATTGAAATTATTGGCCAATTTGAAGACATGGAGTCTTTATGTAAGGCAGAAATTGATTTTATAGAGCAGAATAATTTAAAAAACCAGAAAAATGGCTATAATTTAGCAGATGGCGGAGCTGGAACTTTCAAACACACAGAAGAGGCCAAGTCTAAAATTTCTAAATCTAATCAAAAAGCTGTAATATGCAAATGCCTGAAAACAGGAAAAGAAACTGTTTACGATAAAATGTTGGATGTAACTCGTGATGGATTTAACAACAAATCCATTTCAAGCGCCTGTACTGACCGGACTTTAACGTATCGTAAACATGTTTGGATGTATTTGGATGAATACATCGCGAATCCTGTAAAGCTGGCGGACAAATTTAATAATAGACAGAATACCAAGTCTAGACCTGTTAAGTACAAAAAAGTATATGGCATGAATATCAGTTCGCACGAAATAATTGAATATGATGCGGTATATCATACATTAAAAGATGGGTTCTCACATCAGGCTGTGCATAAGTGCTGCGTCAATCCAAGTGTTAACAAATCACATCGAGGCTACGTGTGGTCGTTCGATAAAAATGATTTATTAAAAAAGTACAAAAAAGTTTTAAATAATAAAACGCACAAGGTGGCTGTTTAATGGCTGTACGTAGAAGTTTCAACGTCCTCAATCAGATGCGCTTGGATGTTCCCCATATCCGCTCCATTGAGTCTGCTGCTCGAAACGACTTTGACGAATTAATTTCTTCATTCGCAATAGGCGAGTCTGCATCTTATATTTTAAGAGGTTTTGAAATTAACATGGTTGGAGCCATTGGCTCGTCAGCCAGCGCCCTTCAATTGATTGTTGCGGAAAGCTCTCTTTTTCATGGTAAATCAAACATTTCTGGGACATTCTTTCAAGTTCCAGTTGGAACTCCAAGCGAGACTTTGAACTCCACTACAAACACAAAAGTCGATGGAGCTTTTACTCCAAGTTCTTTAAACTATGTAGGTCTTGAGCTTAAAAGAGAAGTGGACGCAGCTTCTGTTAGCCAGGTTTTCTTTTGGAACCCAACAAATCAGACAGAATTTAGCAAGTCTACTCCTCTTGCCGAACTTTTAGACTATGAAGTAGTGATTACTTCAACAATCTGGGACCCGAACGTCATTCCTTTGGCAATTGTCAGCACAGACGCATCAAATGCGGTATTGAGTGTTGAAGACCGCAGACCGATGTTCTTTCGCCTTGGAACTGCAGGCGAAACATCTCCAGATCCAGCATATGTTTATCCGTGGGACAATCATTCAGAAGGTAGAACAGAAAATCCATTTGTATCAACTTCTTCGGTATCGCCATTTAGAGGCGGAGACAAACAGATCAAGCACCTTAAAGAATGGGCTGATGCTGTTATGTCTCAAATCAAAGAGATCAAGGGAACAACCTATTGGTATTCTTTTAATAGCGGCGGATCGATATTTAAATTAAGAAATGACGTTGTAAATACACAAATCACTGGTTCTGGCTCTATCAGCCACAGTGATGCGACTGCAGGTCTTTTAAACTGGAATCAAGACTTCTTTATTACCTTTGTTACTAGCCGTTTACAATTTAAAATCGCTGCCAATCCAGATCCTGGAACTGACTTACAACTTGCGGACAACGAAGTTGCATATATTAGAACCGTTCGTGGTGAGCCGATTACGCCACGACTAATTCTCACAAATGGTTCGGCGATTGTTACTTCTGTAGGCGCTGTTCCATGGACTTCAGATGTTCAAGCTGGTGACTTTATTAAGCTCGCATCTTCTGACGACACCGGATATTATGAAATTTTAAGCGTTGATTCTTTAAGTCAAGTTACATTAACGGTTAACTACAACGAAGCTTCAACTGGAGCATTGGGTGATTTGGCGCAATACGCTTGGGGAACTTATGAAGTTGATCCAGCTCCAAGCACAGATAGACATATCAAAATTGCAGCGCGTGAATTAGTTCCATTTGATGAAGACGTTTATTGGCTTTTCTTGCGTGCCGACAATGGCGGTCCAGTTGCAAAGGTTTACTTGCATGGTATTACAGGCGGAGAACTTGAGCAGGGTGAAGAAGCAGAGATTGCCGACAACACTACGCTAGAGGTTTTAGAATACATTGGATCTCCTGGAGAAGCAAACTCTACTCCAGACTATACCAACGCTGTTGTTACAGGCGTTGCCGAAGTTACCACATATACATTTCCTGCTGCTGCAGCATTAACCGCTGGCCAAAGCTTCGAGCACAACGGTTCAGGTGATCTTGCCAAGTATACATTTTATGTCATCAAAGATAGTTTGGGGAGTGCTCCTCCTGCACCAGGTAGAATCACTATTGGTGTAAACATTTCTACAGGAGACACCAATTTACAAGTTGCTGCCGCATTTCAAGCAGCTATCGATGCAGTTGCGGACATGTCTGCTGTTGATAATTTAGATGGAACGGTCACCGTTACAAACTCCGCAGTCGGAACAGCTACAGACGCCTCTAACGTAGATATGGGCGCTGGTTTTTCTATTAGCGTGAACACACAAGGTGTTGGTTCTGCAAACTACGCTCTTATTGATGGTGAAAATTTAACTCGCGGAATTAAGCGTGTAGACACAGCTCTTGCTCAAGTAGCAGGGCTTGTAAACTCAAACACTTGGAAACTTCCAGTTGCAGATTTTGCGTCATTACCATTAGTTGGAAATACAGACGGAGATGTAAGACTCGTACTCGACACTCGTGTAGCCTATCACTGGGACAATGCACAAAACTTGTGGCTCCCACTTACTGGCGGACAAGGATTAAAACTTGTTGGTGGTGGAACATTTAGTTGGGATTTAGGCTCTGGAGAATTATCCTTTACTGAAGATGCTTTTATTGAAAAACCAGGACTTCCATATGCAGACAACACGATTCCACTTTCTGAGAGTCCGATTGTACTTGCAAATAATGATGATGTTGCATATGTTGAGCCAAATCTAATTGCGTCTGCACCTCCATCGTTGAGCGAATTTAATGTCGATTATTCTGCTGAGCTTCCTGGATTTGATGCAGCACCTAGCTTGATTGTAGGCAATCGCTTGTATGTTAATGACAAATCTGGTCCTACTCCATATAATATGAGAATTCTTGACATCTCTGATGTTAACAATCCAGTGGTTACAAATACCGCAGCTTTCTCAGAGAATGAAGTACCAGGCGCAGTTTTATACGATAGCGTTTTGAATAGAATAGGTGTTAGATATAATAGAGGAACAAATAGTTTGGTAATGGGCGATCTGACAGATCCTGACAATCCAAGTGGGTTGACAAATTATGGATTGCCATGGCAACTTCTTGCAGCAATGTATAGAGTTGTTGCTGTAAGAAATGGTATATCGTATACTGCTGGAGCGACAAACGTAGATCCGTCTCTTTATGTTCGAGATGTATCTGGACCATCTGCAGTACCGATCACTAGTATTGCTTATGATAGTTTTACAGATCTTGGCTCAAACGTAGCAGCTCAAAGAGCTGATTTTAGTGCTGATGGCAATACTTTATATGTAGCTGCTGGACAAGAATTGCATATATTTGATATAACCACTCCAGCTTTAATCACATCTTATTCTAGTCTTAATTTAGGCGGTTTAGTTGGCGTAGCTGTAAGACTTAATGCTAACTACGTTGCTGTTCCTATATATGCCACAGGTAATATCGCAATTGTCGATGTTTCTAACCCTGCTACGCCATTTGTAGATAATACATTCAATATTCCTGCGTTTACAATATTCACAGGCGTAGATAGTGAAATAATCAGTTACGATGGACAGCGTTTAATAGTAGCTGGAACAGGTAATCAGATTGCAATAGTAGATGTAACAGATCCAACATCTCCATCATTAACCGATACATTTACTTCTCCTTCTACAAATTCATATTCAGTTGTTGGAAGCCAAAGTGTTAATTTACTTGGAAGCTTTAGGGCAAACGGTATAGTTGATTTTTGGCAACTTTTAGGTGGATCTAATCCACTTACGGTTGTTGTAGATACACTTGATAATGTTCCACCGACTGCAGTAATTATCGCTCGTCGTATTGATGACGATGTAATTGTTGGATCTAGTTCGACACGTTTAGCTGACGGCGAAAGTATGAAGCTTTACGATAGTAAGACAGATCAAGATAAAGATAAAATGCGTGGTGCAGACTACGGATTTTTTAGATCTGAGCAACAGGTTACTTGGACAGGAACACAGCTTCAGTTTTTATCTGACATAGTATTCGAGACAATCAACAGAGCTGGAACAGTGCAAACCTACACTGTTGATGTAAGCGACTCTCCCTTGGCTCTTGCTGATGGCGAATACTTGTACTTAACAATTGATCGTACACAAAATACTCAAGCACTTTCATTCACAACTGCATCTTCAGTCCCAGCAATTCCACCTGCAGGCACAGACATTATTGTGTTTGCTAAACGAGTAGATGCACTTGGTGTTGGATACTTGCACTTAGTTGCAAATAAACAAGTTATTGAGCCAGGACAAACTGTTCGAATCGGAGCGTCTGGAGCTGGTGGAGCAGGCGACACTCAAGCGTTTATCGAAATGGTTCGCAATAGACTCGATGATTCAATCTATGAATCAGCAAACATCTATATTGCTCCTGTTGACAAAGACGATGTTGCCTCAATCGATCCATCTTCAACTGGTGAGTACGATCTGGTTACTGGTAAGTTTAAATTTACCAACATTGGCGACACTCTAGTGACAGCTCAATTGCTTGACGATGTTTTCTTGGCAAAAGAAAAAACCATCGACACTGTTGAAGTGATTGCTGATTTTGTAGAAGACGATCCAACTGCTACATATGAAGTTTCTAGGGATGGCGGAAACGAATGGCAAGCCGTTACCATGGAAAACATTCCTGGTACTAAAACGTATTACGGAAGCCACACATTTGATATAGAAGCATCAAATCAAACATTAGATGAATATGATTCTGGCAATATCAATGCTACGCAAACATTGACAGATACCATCGAACTCATTGCTCAAGAAATAAATATTGCAAATGAGTCAGTGATTAGAGATATTGAAGTTTATGTCAATAAATTAGGATCTCCTGTAGGAAAATTCGGTGTTAAGATCGTAAAACAAGACGTATCTGAGCCTTCTGCAGACCCTAACGACATTATGTACATTAGTGATTTCAGGAATATCGCCGATCTTGCTGGTGGAAATAACACGGTTAGCTTTACGTTAGATGTTCCTATACTTCCTGGAACTTACTATTTAGTTTTTGAGACAGATGCAGATTATAAGTTAAGCTATGACGCTGGCGTTGATCAGTTGTCTGTATCTACAGATGCATCGTCTTCAATAGCTGACCTTCAGGAATTCAACGGAACAATTTGGGCTGCAGTTGCTGGTGAATCAGTTTGCTATAAGATTGACGGTATTGAACTTGATTTGCGATTGCGAATCACAGGTTCAACAGTAGACGCACTTCTCCAAGGATATGCGGTATTATTTGATGAGAAACTCGGTAATCTTTCATATGCAAACGTACTTGATGGTATTACAAAGGTTTCGTTCCAGGCAGTAGCTGACAATTTAGATACGTTTGTGCTGCCATTTGAAGTTGTCAATCCAGATCTATTGATTGTGCATTTACTTGGTTCTGGTCAAAGCTTTAGATATGGTGATTTTACAATTACAGGTGGAAACACTGTTGTCTTTCCAGAAGATCAATTTAACAATGGTGGAATTGAAAAAACTCAAACATTGATTTTTGATCAGTTACGTGGCGGAGCATTTGATAATTCAGATGTAAACGCAGCATTGTTAGCGGAAAACAGACTTGGATCTACAAATCCAACGCTTGACAGATCGGTAGCTGGAGAAGGTATTTTATTGCGAAGTCCAAATGGGACACTTTTCGAAGTAAGTGTCGCCGATGATGGTTCGATTGTTACTGGGGTGGTGAGCTAATGCCAAGAGCAGGTGTAACTAAAATTAGAAAAGGCAATGCCATGTTAGGGCAAATCGTAGAGTCAACATCTGAGACTCTTGAAGCTGGCTTTTTATGGGCAGATGGTCGCACTATTGGAAATGCCTCTTCGGGTGCTACAGCTAGAGCTAATGCTGACACTCAAGAATTGTTCATTCATTTGTGGAATAACTTTGCAAATGCTCAAGCTGCTGTTTCAGGTGGACGTGGAGCTTCGGCTTTGGCGGACTTTAATGCTAATAAAACAATTGCACTCCCAGATATTAGAGGTCGCGTTACGGCTGGAAAAGACAATATGGGCGGTTCTGCCGCTAACCGATTGACTAG